CCAAACACATCGTATACCTTTTTTAGAGATAAAGCTGATGTACAACACTCTGTGACTGAATTACAATACTATCCAGGCACGAGATTTTTATTCAATAATCAAAAGGAACATATGGTTTTAAATTATGATGGAATACGAATGATGTTAACAATTGAATTTTTAGAGGATAAAAATAAGTTGACTTTTTCTCAGTTATTAAAAGAGATTGAAAATGACTACTACAAAAAATAATCTTTGGTTGAAGGGCGGACAGTATTACAGAGATTTTGATATCCAACCCTCGCAGTTTATAAACAAAAACAAAATTCTTTTTGCAGAAGGTAATGTAATAAAATATGTATGTAGGCATCAGGGCAAAGGGGGCAAAGAAGATTTACAAAAAGCAAAACATTACATAGATATGATTATTGAACGAGATTATTCTGATGACTAGTCTACAACTTACATTTAATTTTAAAAAACACATTTGGTCAGCTCCCTTAGATTATAGAGATTTAAGTGAAGCCAAAGAGATTGCGATTGACTTAGAAACAAAAGATACAGGCATCAATGAGGGCCTAGGTTCTGGTTGGGCTACAAACTCTGGAGAGATAATTGGATTTGCTGTAGCTACTGAAGGCTTTCAAGCATACTATCCTTTTGGTCATTTTGGTGGTGGCAATCTCATAAAGGAACAAGTATTACAGTATATGTCAGATGTTTGCGCCTTGCCTTGTCGTAAAATTTTTCATAATGCTCAGTATGATGTTGGGTGGTTAAATGCTTATGGTATTGAGGTAAAGGGAGAGATTGTTGACACAATGATAGCTGGAGCACTGATTGATGAGAATAGATACACTTATAGATTGAATTCTTTAGCTAAAGATTATCTTGGTGAATTAAAAGCAGAAACAGATTTAAATGAAGCCGCCAAGGCTCATGGTGTAGATCCAAAAATGGAAATGTGGATGTTACCAGCAGAGCATGTAGGATACTATGCGGAACAAGATGCACGACTCACGTACCTATTATGGCAAAGATTTAAACACGAAATCTTTAAACAGAACCTCAACACAATTTGGCAATTAGAAAAAAATCTTTTGCCTACATTAATAAAAATGCGAAAAAAAGGTATTCGTGTAAATGTTGAGAAGGCTGAACAATTACAAAAACAGTTTGCTGTAAAAGAAAAAGATATTTTACAACAGATAAAAAAATTAGTTGGTAAAGATATTGACATATGGGCAGCAAGACAAATTGCTTTTGCTTTTGATAAGTTGGGTATTGATTATCCTAAATCACCAAAGTCTAAAGAACCAAGCTTTACACAGAATTGGTTAGTTAATAACGATACAGAGATTTCAAAACTTATTGTTAGCGCAAGAGAAATAAATAAGTTTCACAATACTTTTTTAAATTCAATAATGAAATATGAATATAAAGGTAGGATTCATGCAGAGATAAATCAGTTGCGCTCTGATAATGGTGGTACTGTTTCAGGACGTTTATCAATGAGTAGTCCTAACTTACAACAGTTACCCGCTAGAAATAAAGAGTTTGGGCCATTAATTCGTGGTTTGTTTTTACCTGAAGAAGGATATAAATGGGGTAGTTTTGATTACTCGCAACAAGAACCACGCCTCGTAGTCCACTATGCATCTAGTATTGGTGAGGGTTATGAGGGATCGCAGGAATTAGTTGAAGCTTATGCCAATGCAGATGCAGACTTTCATCAAACTGTAGCTGATTTAGTGGGCATTGATCGTAAACAAGCCAAAACAATTGGATTAGGTTTGATGTATGGTATGGGTAAGAATAAGTTAGCTAATATGCTAGGTTTAAATTTTGATGAAGCTAGTGCATTAATTGGTAAGTTTAATAGAAGAGCACCCTTTGTAAAAATGTTATCTGACAGATGTATGAAAAAAGCGAATGAAGAGGGTGTAATAAGAACAAAATTAGGCCGCAAATGTAGATTTAATATGTGGGAAACAAAAGATTTTGGTATACACACTCCAGAAACTTTTGAAAATGCTAGCGCTAAATATGGCGCTAATAATATTAAAAGAGCTTTTACATATAAAGCTTTGAATAGATTAATACAAGGTTCTGCTGCAGATCAAACGAAACAAGCAATTGTGGCTTGTGTTGAGTTAGGATATCAACCATTATTACAAATACACGATGAGTTATGTTTTAATGTGTTAGAGGAGGATGTAGAAAAAATTGTGAGAGCGATGGAGGGTTGCGTGCAACTAAATGTTCCAAGCGTAGTTGATGTCGCATTAGGTGACGACTTTGGATCTGCTAGCTAGAAGATTTTGCTTTTTGAATATCTGCAATCACAAGCTGTGATTTTATTACATCTATTCTCTTTTCAATTGCTTTCATCTCAACACTATAAATACCTGTATTTGTGTACATACTGTTCCATTGAGATTCTAAAGCCATCTTCTGCGATAATAAATTATTTAGTATCATACTCTTATTTTATACTTTTTTTGTGGATTTTGTCAATATCGCTTGACTTCTCCCATTATGCCCTATATTTTTAAATATTATTAATTAAAAAAGAAAGGATCTATAATGGATACTACTAGATGGAAATCTGTCGCTGTTCGAGCGGAAGATTATTTTTTATTAAAGGGGTTGTGCGAAGAGAAATTTCGTGCTCCTGGTTCTATGATTTCAAAATTAGTTCACGAATATGTTGAATTTCAAGCTAAAAAAAACAAACTGGATGTAAGTAAATACAAAAAAAAACTAATGAATGGTCACGCGGATGACTAAAGATTTACGATGGGCATCTTTTTTAGTATATATAGATAATAAAAACTATTCCCAAGGATATAGAGATGACTCTTTACAACACGATGATTATAAAAAAGGTATTCACATTTCTATTCCAGAAAAATCAAAAATAGTTATGGATAGTAATTTTGAATATGATGGTCATAAAATGAAAGCTATTCATGTGCAAAGATGTGTACATTTTAATGATCACCTTTATGTATTCGCAAAGGAGCAGGAATGAAATGGATTGTGATATTTTTTTTAGCCAATGACCTTGAATATGTATATGGTGAAGTAGAAATTTGTGACTATGCAAAAATAAATGAGCAAGTAGAAATTTTTGAAGCCAAGACTAATATAGATGTTGAAGGTTGGGGTTGTTATGATGAAAAAACTTTCAAAATAAGAGAAAAGGCAAGAAAAAAATTAGGCATAGATGTTTAGTTGGTTCATAGTAACTGTGTGGTTTGAATTCAATAACAAACTACACTTACGCCATGCATCAAGTTTTGCAGGGGAAAATTGTGAATTAGTTGTGTCTAAAATAATTCTTGATTTTGAGAAAAATCACGAAGATAAAATATTTAAAGCAGCCAAATGTAATGATCCCATTACTTGGTTTAAGAAATATAAACTTAATCAATGGGATCAAATAAAAGATAAGGAGTAAGAATGGAAACACTAATAGTAGGACTAATGATTAATCTGTACACTTGGAGTAATGCGGATTTTTTTGTGCAAAAGAAAAACAATGAACGACAATACACTTGTGTATGGGTTGATAAGGGTTGGTCAGAAGCTGATCCTAACAATCCTTCAGTTACTATATTTGGATATACAAAATATAAACAAGAATGTTTAATGAAAGAGAAAGAATGAATTTGAATAAAACAGAAATAGAGTTAATTCAATATTGTCTTAATCATACATTGGGATCAAGACCTTGGAGTTATTTTAGATATTATTCAAAATATACTGAAAAAGAAGATTTAAAAAAATTAGAAAAATTACAAACTGAGGTAAATAAATTGCAAACAAAATTAAGAAAAAAATGAAACTGCTTGACCTTTTTTCTGGTATTGGTGGCTTTAGTTTAGGTGCAGAGTATAATAATATAGAAACAATAGGATTTGTAGAAAAAGATGTATTTTGTCAAAAAGTATTACGAAAACACTGGCCTAATGTGCCTATTTTGGGAGATATAAGAGATGTCAAAAGAAATACTTTTGAATCAGTTGACATTGTTTCCGGGGGATTCCCCTGTCAACCCTTCTCAGTCGCAGGAAAACGAAGAGGAACAGACGATGACCGCTATCTCTGGGATGAAACTATTAGAGTCGTGTCCCTTTACAAACCCCGATGGTTTGTTGGCGAAAATGTGGAAGGAATTGTTAACATCCAAAACGGCATGGTCCTCAGACAGGTGCAAGATGACCTGGAAAAAGAAGGTTTCGAAGTCCAATGTGGTATTATTCCAGCTAGCGGCATCGGTGCTTGGCATCAAAGAAAGAGAATCTGGATTATTGCACACTCCAACAGCAACCGCGAATCAAGGCGCTCCCAGTATGTACAAGAGAGATCAAGGGAGTTGGGGGAATCATATGTACCCAACACCCACGACTCAAGACTCACGGATTGGCCCCAACAACATCAAGGGGAGTCAGCACAGGAAAGAAAGGGGCAACCCAGCTCTAGCCGACAAAGTTCTGTTTCCAACACCAACTCCAGCCTGCGAAGAGGGAGGGCAACAGTCTCACAGGGTGGAAAGAACAAAATCTGGGGGTTTTATACTGAGGAAGAAAAACAAAACAAATCAAACTTACGGAGCGAAACTATCAGATGCGATGTTGTATTTGGAGAACAAGAAAATGTATCCAACTCCCAACACCAACGATGGAGCGACCAATCCGGCAGAGGACATAGAGAATTGGGAGAAAAGAGCAGAGAAAAAGAAAAAAGAGGGGATCAATCTGCATTATGCTCTTCGACACGCAGTGCAGAAAGAGGAACAGATGAAGATGTATCCAACTCCAGTAGCAAAGGACAATTGCACAGAGAGTCTGGAAACCTGGGAGAAGAGAGCAGAAAAACACAAGGCGCAAGGGAAAACGATACCCAAGGCATTGAGGATACAGGTGCAAGAGGAGAACAAGAAAATATACAATACTCCCACGACCAACGATCACAAGAACACCAGCTTTCCCAAAAGTCAGAAGAACAGACACTCAATAGTGGGGAACTTAATGCAGGAAAAAAACCCACCCAAAGTTGGTGGGAGATTGAATCCTCAGTTTGTACAGTTCCTAATGGGGTATCCTATAGATTGGACAAAGATAGAGTGAATCAAATTAAATCGTTAGGAAATTCAATTGTAC